AGCCCCTGGGTATTGGAATCACCAACCTTGCCTACTGGCATGCCAAGCGCAGCCTCCAATACGGTGAATCAGACGCCTTGGCTGAAGTCAAGACGTGGATCGAACACCAAGCCTACTACTTGACCGAAGCCACTGTTGAGCTGGCCAAGGAGCGTGGTCCTTGCAAAGATTCTCACCGTACCTGGTATGGTAAAGGCATATTTCCATGGGAACGAAGAGCTGTTGGGGTTAATGAACTTGCGAATTTTGCACCAGAACTAGACTGGGAACCCTTGCGTGAACTCATGAAAGAACATGGCGTGCGCAATGCCACACTGATGGCAGTGGCACCTGTCGAATCAAGTTCAGTTGTGATCAACTCAACCAACGGCATTGAAATGCCCATGAGTTTAATCACTGTGAAAGAATCCAAAGCAGGATCACTCACACAAGTGGTACCTGAATATCATAGATTAAAAAACAAGTACCAACTGATGTGGGCACAAAAAGACTGCATTGGCTATTTGAAAACCGCGTGTGTGTTGGCAGCGTATATTGATCAGTCAATCTCTACCAACACATTCTACAATCCAGCGCACTGGCCTGATCGCAAGGTGCCAACCACATTGATTGCTCGCAACCTAATGCAAGCACATCATTGGGGACTCAAGACATTCTACTACAGCCTTATCAACAAGGCCGGCAGTAAAATGATCAAAGAAGATGCACCTGCGCCCATGCCGGATATTGATTTTGATCTTGAAGAAGATTGTGAATCGTGTAAGTTATGAATAGTATCGAAAAGGTCTGGGCACGAGCCACAGGCCACCTAATGGGGCACACAGACCATGACCGTCCTGATGTGCCCATTTTAACTTTACGAGAAGCTCGATTGGCCTTGTTCTTCAAGACCTTTTGGGTTATAATACATGTTGTAACCTGCGGGTTCATCATAGCAAATACAATAAGGCACTGGTAATATGAGCAAAGCACAATACAATCTCGCCACCAAAACAGACTATTTACATCGCAAGATGTTTTTGGATCCTGCTGGTCCTGTGACCATTCAGCGATTTGAAGAAGTCAAGTATAACAAACTGGCCAAGTACGAGCAGGAAGCTCGCGGCTTCTTTTGGGTGCCAGAAGAAATTTCCTTGAGCAAGGATGCCAATGACTTTAAAGAAGCGTCAGACACAGTCAAGCATATCTTTACTGCAAATCTGTTACGCCAAACAGCATTGGACTCATTGCAAGGCCGTGGTCCAGCACAGGTGTTTACTCCTGTGGTGAGCATTCCTGAACTAGAAGCCCTAATGTACAACTGGAGCTTCTTTGAAACCAACATTCATAGCCGCAGTTACAGTCACATCATTCGTAACATCTACAATGTACCAAAGGATGTGTTCAGCACCATTCACGATACTAAAGAGATTGTGGACATGGCTTCAAGTGTGGGCAAGTATTACGATCACTTGCACATGGTCAACTGCGAAAAGGAATTAGAAGTTCCTGTCAAAGATCACAGTCATGTCAAAGCCATTTGGATGGCTCTCAATGCCAGTTACGCATTAGAGGCATTCCGCTTTATGGTATCATTTGCTACCAGTTTGGCCATGGTAGAAAATCGCATCTTTATTGGCAATGGTAACATCATTCAGTTGATCCTGCAGGACGAAATCCTGCACAAGGAGTGGACAGGGTGGATTATCAATCAAGTGGTGAAAGAAGATCCTCGCTTTGTTCAAGCCAAGGCTGAATGCGAAGCCGAAGTATATCAACTGTACTTGGATGTGATCCGTGAAGAAAAAGAATGGGCAGACTACTTGTTCAACAAGGGCCCAGTGATTGGCCTTAACGCACAGATCTTAAAAGACTTTGTGGACTACACCGCAGCCAATGCACTGAAAGAAATTGGCATCAAGTATCAAGAGCCGGCACCGCGAAGCACACCCATACCGTGGTTCAACAAGCACGTGGATACCAGCAAGAAACAGACTGCCCTGCAGGAAAATGAATCAACCAACTATGTTATTGGCGTTATGGGCGACGCCATTGACTACGACGAACTGCCCAACCTATGATGGACGAATGGTATTACAAACGAGCCGAATGGAAAGAAGCATTTGCATTGATTCCTCGCCGTTGCGATCTCAGTGGTAGATGGATATGGGGTCGGCATGTTCGTGGTACTAGGTTTATCACAGGCCCCGGAGATACAATAGAGATTAGTATCTGGAATCATCGTCACGAACACACCATTTACAGACTAAAAGGAAAACTCAAATGAAAGCAATTGTATGGTCAAAAGACCAATGCCCCTACTGCGACCAAGCCAAGGCGTTGTTGAAATCACGCAACATTGAATTTGAAGAACGCAATATCCAGCATGACTGGACACGAGAACAACTACTAGAAGCAGTACCAAATGCTCGCTCAGTACCACAGATCTTTTTAGATGACGAGCTTGTGGGCGGGTTCACTGAACTCAGAACAAAATTAACCAATCAATAAGGAAAAAAATGTTAGTAGATAAAAGTATTTCGCCAGGCGAAGTTGTAACTATCAAACTCACGTCGGGTGAAGAAATAGTGGCCAAATTAGTAGAAATTGGAATCATGCATTATACACTGAGTAGACCAATGGTAATTGGCATGGGACAAAATGGTCCTGGATTGATGCCATACTTGTTTACAGTGCATCCAAACAAGTCTGTCAGCTTGCACAAAAGTACAGTAACAGTGTTCGAAGAAACTGACAAACAGTTTGCTGAACAGTACCTCCAAAGTACCATTTGACCACTACTAAATAACACATGGGGCATAAGTTTGTCATTATGAAAGCAGGAGTTCTGTTTACATACAACAACTATGAAGATATCCCACGTGATTTAGATCATGTGATTGAATTTTTACCCGAGATTCCGCCAGGCCCGCACACTCAAGAACAACATGATAGCATTGAGGCCTGGGAAGAAAAGTTTCAGAAGTTAATGGAGATTGAACATGCCCGCAGTGGCCAGACAAGGTGATCAAGGAGTTCCGCATTGCAGTCCATTCAGCATTGCCTCAGGCAGTGGATCAGTATTTGTTGATGGAATGCCAGCAGCCACAGTAGGTAGTGCAAGTACAGCACATCAATTACCTGGCGGCCGCGCATGTGGCACTCACAACTCTAGCATAGCCGGTGGTAGCGGAACAGTATTTGTTGGTGGCAAACCCATTGCCCGCGTTGGGGATCCGTTTGGTGGATGCACCAGTGTCAGCCAAGGCAGCGGAACAGTCTTTGCAGGATAACACATGGCCAGCGTGTTAACACCTTTACAAACCATTGCAGGTGCTTCTCTTGGCAATAACCAAGGCGTTGCTATTGCCACAGACTTTGTCAATGCCATCTCTACATTTACCGGCACATCACTATTGTCCCCATTGTTTAGTGCGTTGGGCAATATTGCCGCTGCCAACCTATCAAACATCACACTAAATCAACTGGAGACCATGGCAGCAAACAGTTGCCCGGCTCTTGCTGACAGCACTCCGGCCAGTTCGGCCAGCACCATTGGTAGTTTTTTAGGTAATGTGGTGTTAGGAAATAGTGTAAACGGATTTACAGGAGTTATCACAAACATTGGTAACACTTACTTGGGCAACGGTAATGTTGGTGTGTTTTCACAAGTGTTTTCGGCCTCTCAAGGCTACATTAGGCAAACCAATGGTTTCATCAATTCCAGCATAAACAGTCAGACCTATCTTGGTAGTACATTTACTTCAATGAACAGTTTGATTACCGGCAATCTCACTGACATCAATCTGGCGCTAAACACATTTGGTGAAGACTTAAAACGTCTTGGGTATCTAATCGACTTGTCTAAATTGGGAGACTTTGGGTTGCCTAGTTTGATAATTCGCCAGTTAGCCTCAGTTACAAATTTATCTCCTGCAATAAGATCAGCGTTGATTCAAGTGGGATTGAGCACTAACACAGTTGACAGTTTATCTAGTCCTAGTGCCACACTAACTGACAATGAAGAGCGTTTGATTTATCGAGCCATGCTAAACATAACTGGTCCAGATCTCAAACAAATTTGCAATATTCTTGGAGTGACATTGCCTGTAGTAAATTCTGGCACGTTAGGCGATCCACAAAATCCTTCGTTGACCACAATGGCCGATTTGTTAAATCCTGTAAAGATTTTTCCAACCAGTTTTGCCAGCCTTACTGTGCGTACATACAATCAAACCACCACAAGTGAGTTGAGATTGATATATGACAATACAACAGGCACAATAAACAGCAATCTATTGCAATATCTTCCTCGCTATGTACTAACGGTGGTGCCATAATGATCACATACGAACGACTACAACAGATTATACCAGCAGACCAGGCTCTGGCTTGCAAGGCCATATCGGTAAGTTTTCAACAGGTCAAAAACATAACCAATCTTAATTTACCAACATTGGCCAACTCGTGTGTCAACACAGTGACCACACGCAATCTCAGCTTGATCAATGCTCTTACCGAGCCGGTGCCAGCATCAGTTGCAGAGTTCTATTCCACTAACTATGCCACTGGATCAGGCCCTGATGGTACATTGGTTCTCACAGACATGTTAGGTGCATGTGTGGGAGTTACCTACATTGATCAACTGAATAATTGTGTATCCGTAATCAATTCCATGACCACGTTGAACACTCTTACCTCTGTTTACTCAAGAATGGCCAACACAGTAAACGGTGTATATGGTAACACAATTACTGGACCAATTGTTATTCCTGCAGGACCTGCCACAGGCACCTATGCTGATGCTGATGAAGCATTTCAAGCTGGATTGATACCAGCCGCTGTGTCAGCCATCAATACTATAGTTGCCACTGACAATGCAAATGCCACATTGCTCAATACTGAATTCAATGCCATGGCTCAAAAGGTCATTGATGAAAATACCAATTTAACATTGGCCAGCATTGATGTGCTAAACTTGTTGACCAACAATCGCGGGCCAATAATGAGTTTTGTCCAAGCAATTCCAGACTATGGCCTGGACAAACAACAAAATGGTGCTGCCTGGGTGCTGGAACAAGTGGCCGATACAACTACATTAGGTGGACAAGCCATAGTTGGATGTCTCAGAGAAGGGCAAAATATTGCAGTACTAAACGCCGCAGGCATTGGTCAAGACACTGCAATACCCAGCACACCAAGTGTGGCGCCACCCACAGCAAACCTGTTGTCCAGCACGTATTCGACGGCAGATGCTGGTAATTTGGTGGTCAAATAATCGGTAATATTGAGTTTGTGATAAGTATTTCATTGTGTTATAATTAACATACTATTTTTTTATAAAGGAACCTAAAAATGAAGAAAATTGTTTTAGCAACTATTTTGATTGCTTCTAGCATTACTGCCATGGCCCAAGTTGGTATCTATGGTCGCGTTGGCACCTATCTTGACAACACCAAAACTGGCACCTCTACTGTTCAGAGCATGGCCAATGACTTGAGTCACTTTGGCATTCGTGCTACTGAAGACTTGGGTGGTGGGTTGAAAGCTCGTGCCACATACGAGACCTACATCCAAGCCAACAGTCCAGACACTGGCACTGCTACACAGTTTGGCGATCGTCAAAGTACCGTGGGTATTGCTCACAAAATGGGTAGCGTTGACCTTGGTCGTAGTGTTCACACTCACTTCTTGGCCATCAGCGACAATGATCCATTTGGAACATTGATTGGTAGTTCAGCCGCTGACGTGCATAACCTGCGTGGGTTGCGTTTGAGCAATGCCGCTTTCACTTCTGTGAACTTTGGCAATGTAACTGCCAACTATGACCGTAGCACTGGTGCTGTTGGCACTGCCACTGATCCTTATGCCGCATCTTTAGTTGCCGCAGTGGGTCCTGCTGTAGTGACTTATGCTCGTTATGAAGCTGGTGCAGAAACCAGCGACGTGTTGGCTGCTCGTGCCAAGTTTGGTGCAACCACAGTTTATGGCATTGCCAGCGACAACAAAGGTGTTACTGCCAACACCAACCGTGGTCAATTGATTGGTGCATCACATAACCTTGGTGGTCCAGTCACAGTGAAGGCCAGCTATGGTCGCATTGAGAATGGCATCAAGAGCTACAACGTAGGCGCCGAGTATGCTTTCAGCAAAAAGACCTATGCACAAGTTCTGTATCGCAACGTTGAGGGAACTACCGCAGCCACTGATATCAAACAAGTAGCAGGCGGCTTGGTCGTACAGTTTTAATACCTAAGTATTACCACACAAAGACCCTGCGCAATGCAGGGTTTTTCTTGACTAAAAAATCAAATCTTCTTATAATTAAGGCATGTGGACCAAAGTACAACGACAAATACTGAAGTACTACTATCGTACTAATTTTACGGTAGTAGAACTCCTGGTGATTGTAGGGTTATTATTTTGGTTGACCAGAAATGTGTTATTTGCTATAATTATGGCATAGTAAGCAACAAAGGAGCCCCAAATGACCCAGATGTCCAAGATCCAGCAAGTCAACTCTGCTATCATGTTTGGTGAGTTTTCAAACACCGAACTCGATAGCATTATCAGTGCAGTGCAATTTGCCAAGGCCAGCCTGCGTAAACACAATATCCGCCAGTTTGCCCGAGGTGACACTGTGAAGTTCCATAGCACCAAACGTGGCATGACCATGTCAGGCACCGTGAGCAAGATTGCTATCAAGTATGTGACAGTGAGCACCCCGCAAGGCTTGTGGCGTGTGCCTGCTAATATGTTGGAGGCAGCATGACATTTCGACGCTGGTTAAATCAGCGTTGGTATGCTCACTGCCTTGAAATAGAAGAATGGACTGGACGCATGCCGCCCTACCCAATGTCAGAATATTTTGCCAAATACAAATATTGGCTCAAACGAGAATACCGTCATCAACAAGGAGTAACAAATGGGTCTTGATATGTACGCCTATGTGGCCACCCGCGAAGGTCAGCAACGCGAATACTACGACGGTGCTGAGTGGGACGAGACCACCAAAGATCTTGTGAACACAAAAGTGAACAAGCCGCGTGAAATTGCCTACTGGCGCAAGCATCCTAACCTGCATGGCTGGATGGAACGGCTGGCAGAACAAAAAAAATTAAGCTATGACAGCTTCAACGGCATTGAAATGGAACTCACTGCTGAGGACTTGGATGAACTTGAAAGAGCAGTCACACACCGTCAACTGCCGCCTACATCAGGTTTCTTCTTTGGCAACGATTCAGACCAGCACTACTATGACAGTGACTTGGCGTTTATCAAGGCCGCTAGAACAGAAATGTTCATGGGCTTGAAAGTGTTCTATAACTCATCATGGTAAGGCGTTAAGTATATGAATGAAACTGATTACAGCCACTCAAGGTTTGATGCCATAATGGCTGCAGGATGGATACACGATCTCGAAAGTTCGGATAGTCGCATTCACAAAGAAAAAGTGATTGAAAAAGCTCTCATGGCGGCCAGGTTGGGCAGTGCCGATGCGCAGTGTTTTTTGTTCAACTGCTATCAAGCCTACAATCCGTTCTATGTGTTTGGTATCCGCCAGGTGCCTGAGACTGAGGGGCTGACTGGTCGTGACAATCCTTGGACACAGTTCTGGGCCTTGTTAGAAGCCCTGCGCACTAGATACGTCACAGGCAATCGTGCTAGAGAAGCAATTGAGCAAATGAGCCAGCAGTTTGACTCAGAAGAATGGAACATATTAGCACGCCGTGTGTTGATCAAGGACCTGCGATGCGGTATTTCAGAAAAGACCATCAACAAGGTTGTGGGCAAAACCGAATACAAGATACCAATTTTCAGTTGCCAGCTGGCACAGGACTCAACAGATCATCCCAAGAAAATGAAAGGCATCAAACGCCTGGAGTGCAAGTTGGACGGGGTGCGTGTGCTGGCAGTTGTGAGTGGCGCCACAGTCACACTATACAGCCGCAATGGCAAAGAGTTTGAAAACTTTCCGCAGGTCGCTGACGCCATTGAAGATGCTCGCAAGCACTTTCAACACGGTCGTGGCACCGGTGGACATTATGTGTTGGATGGTGAGATTGTGGGCGAAAGTTTCCAACAACTCATGCGCCAAGCACATCGCAAATCGAACGCCGAAACCACAGGCATGGTGTATCACATCTTTGATATCATTCCACTTGATGCCTTTCAAGAAGGACATTGCAACCTGCAACAGTACAAACGTATTGAATGGTTAGAAGCGGCTCGTGCAGGCCTGGAAGAAACCTCATGTCTGCGTATCATGCCCGGTTTGGAAGTGGATTTGGACACAGCCGAAGGACACGACATTATGCAACGCTATGCTGAAGCTGCCGTGGAAGGTGGCTTCGAAGGCATTATGATCAAGAGCATGGATGCACCTTACCAATGCAAACGGTCGGACTCGTGGATGAAATGGAAGCCCACCATTAGTGTTGATTTGAACATTGTGGGTTTTGAAGAAGGAACTGGTAGGAACAAAAACCGCTTGGGTGCTATAATCTGTGAAGGAGATGACAATGACCGTAGAATTTGTGTTAATGTTGGTAGTGGCTTTAGCGATACTCTTCGTGATGAGTATTGGACCAATAGGGATCAGTTACTTGGTCACTTGGTTGAAGTCCAAGCGGACGCAGTCACTCAAAACCAAGACGGAACCTACAGTCTCCGATTCCCCCGGTTCTTGAGATTCCGTGACTTTGAAGCAGGAGAAAAAGTATGAGCAAACGAATTGGGCCCATTACACTTGACGGTGAAGCAGCCGATCGAATCACTGTGCTTTCACTTAAAGAACAAAGAGACTATCTCAAGAAAGAGTTAAGTGACTGGAAGAAAAATCCTAAAACGGACACCAATCCGGGCGGATACTGGTTACATCCTGAAGATGTAGCAATCAATACTCGCATGGTCGAAGCATTGACTACAGTTATTAAATATTACGGTGGATAAACATGAAAATTGGATTGAGCTACAGTCGTTGTGTTCGAGACATTGTGCAAGGTCGCGTGGACATAAATGATGTGCTGGTGGTGATCTCCCGCACAGATTTTGACCCGAATGACGACAAGCAGTGGGCGGATATTTGGCTTGGTTATCGTTATGGATTAAATCCTGAGTGGTGGGATTGCAGGGATCAGGATGATGGTCACTATCGACTAGTTAGTATTGCACTTTGGGAAACTGGCCGGTTCCATCAACCACGCAAGTTTGGAGCTCGTCCTCGTCGCCACAGCTATCACTGGTTGGAAACAGTATTGTCCAGCGAAGAACTGGATGCCAATCCCACTGTAAAAGATGCGTGGGACAAGTTCCAAATGGTTGCTGGATTGACCAATGTTAAACTGGATCGGGTATATGAATAATGAAAAAAATCTACTACGAAAAAAAGGGCCGCAGGTATATGCCTGTGAGTGAATATGACAGTGAGTACTTGGACAGTTTCGGCAAGGGCACACACATTGTGATGTGCTACCCAGGTGGACAAAGCCGACGCTACAACATTGACCCTAACTATGCCGCAATGATTGCGGCAGGGCGTTTGGCCGAAGATGGCATCTGTGAATCCTTGCGTAAGGCCAGTGAAATGCGGCCACAGCGTACTCCTCTCACTCCCGGACAAAAGAAAGCCTGGGAAAAATTAGCCAAAGAGTTTGGTGATGACTTATGTCCGTTGACCTATGGCAGTGCTCGCGATCATGCAGAAG